TCGTGCTGCGCGACGAATACCATCCGGTGGGCGTGCCAACCGAAGCCGGGAGGCCCGGGTCGACGTAGCTGTCCGTGCCGATGCTCCACTTGTTGATGAAGTAGGTGTTCAGCAGGTCGATGCTCGCGTCGGTCTCTGCGGCCTGGATCATGCAAGCCTCGCCGATCTGGCCGTTGAACGGGTTGGTGAACGTGCTCGACTCCTCGACCCCCAGCAGCAGGGCCTGCGTGTTCGCCAGCGTCGTGATCGCGGAGATGCTGGTGGCCGCGCCGATCTCGACTCCGTCCTTCCAGATGCGCGTCTCGCTGCTGCCCTGGTCGATAAGGAACGTCAGCAGGGTCCAGCCGCCCTCGCACCAGTCCTGCGTCGACTCGGTCTTCGTCACGTCGCCCGAGGCCACGTTGTCGTTGTGCTCGATGTCGAACCCGGAGTCGGTGTCCGAGTCTCCAGTGCCGTCCGTGCGCGCCACCCAGCGGGCAGAGACCGTGGGCGTATTGCCCTTGGCGAGCAGCGCACCAGCGTCCTTGGTGTCCTGCCGATAGACCACGCAGAAGAGCATGTCGCCAGTGCCCACGTCGAGGTCGGCGTGATGGGCGACCGTCATGTAGTGGTCGTCCGCGCCCTTGAAGTTCAGACAGTCCAGCCCGGTCACCGGGTCTGTGACCCGGATGGGCCTCCGAGCGTCCGTGGTTTGCAGGAAGTGATGGACTCCGGCCGACTGGTCGTCGAGCTGCGACACTCGGCCGTTGTCCTCCAGCGTCATGTTCGCCGCGTCGCTTGCGTCCCACCACGCAGAGAGATCGGCGAAGGCCGACGGCGGCAGGCTGGTCGTGGCGGCAGGCTTCTTGTAGGCGATGCCCAGGTAGCCGGACGTGCCGGTCTCCGCGCCCGAGCCGGAATACTTGATGTCCGGCGGGAAGATCAGATACTCCTGCCCGGTCTCGTCGACGATCGTGTCGCCCGGACCGATGTTCTTCATGTTGCAGCCGTAGACGCCCGGCATGTAGCCGATCGGGAAGCCGTGCAGGTCGCCCGTGACGTAGTCGACGTAGGTCGTGACGATGGGCCACATGCGGACCTCGCCGCCCAGGTCCTCGCCGCCCGCGCGGTAGAACTGACTGGCGAACGGCCCGGCCCGGTAGCCCCAGGTGAAGTTCACGCGGGCGATGTCCGAGGACACGCCGTCGTTCGACTGGCGGTCGTTGCCGAAGTCGGTCTGTGGGCTGGTCTTCTTGCCGCCCATGCACACGCCCCACATGCCGTTGGCAGGCTGGTTGGGCAGGCCCTCGCAGTGGATCGTCGCAGCGAACAGTTCGGAGCCGTTGACGATTCCGCCCGTGTCGCTCGTGTCGTTGAACAGGCCGTCGAGCAGGTGCGTGCGGTCGTCGCGCGGAGCCTGGGTGCTGCCGGTCGTGCCGCTGTTCCGTTGGCCGAAGGCGAACTCGCCGCCGGTCCAGTCGCCGCCCTTCTTGTCCAACAGCCCGAAGCCGAAGTGGACGTATTCGTTCTCCGACGTCTCGACGACGATGTAGGTGTAGTGGGAGCCGTTCGCTCCCTCGTCGACCATGCCCCAGTATTGGATCGGCGTGTTGCCGATCTTCACGTAGCGCGCGTCGTCCAGGTCGGTGTCCAGGTGGCCCACCGCGCCGTTGCCCGAATCGTGGTCCTGGCCGTAGGGACGGTCCGGCTCCACATAGTTCTGATCCACGTATTGGTAGATCGCGATGTGGTTCGGCGTGTTGAACGGAGTGACCGCGCCACTGTCCCACTTGCAAGCAAACCGCAGGTTCGTCACCGTGTCGTGACGCATCGCCCACTCACCGCTGTTTGCGTTGACCGCTGCCGTGTCCAGGTGCTCGCTGGTCCAGCCCTGGGTGGACATCCAGGTGTTGAGCTTCGTGACTAGGTCAGTGAGGCTGCTGACGGTTTCGTTCTTGAAGTCGGACATGTGGTGCTAGTCCTGTCGGAAGGCCATGAACTGGTAGGGGCGGTTCGCCAGGGACTCCGTCGAGTTGGGGATGAGGATGTATCGGTCGGTGCCCTGTTCGAGGATGTCCTCGGGGGTGTGGACCGCGCCAGTGTCGTCGACTCCGCCCGTGAAGAAGCAGCCGTCCATCTCGCCGACGATCGTCGTGTCGGTGCTGTTCGTGCCCGAGCCGCCAGAGGAGATGATCGTGAGCGGCAGCAGGGTGTAGATGTTGGTCGTGCCCGGTGTCGGGTAGATCTTGCCCGCGACGTTCGCCCGAACCAGCGACCCGATCGTGCCGTCGTTGAGCATCTTGTAGTTGTCGTCCTCGACCAGCAGGTTCTCGCCGCCGCTGGCCTCGCCGATGACTCCGCGCGGCCACACGAGGTAGTGGCTCTGCTCGTTAGTCGGCGTGATGGCATTCCGCACCGTGACCCATGCGAGGTCAGACTTCTGCAAGAAGTAGAGCGGGCCGCCGCCGCTCGGGCTCTGGAACGCCTCGGAGAGGCCGGTCGACGCGAAGTCGCTCGTGCGACGGTTGGCTTGGTTCGAGCTGCCGCAGATCGCCATCGGGTAGGGTGTGGTCGTCACCGGGCCGAAGCCGTTCAGCAGGCCGATGTAGAAGGTGTGGTAGCTGTCCGCCTCGGTCGCGATGTTGCCGCGCACGAAGCCACACATCCGCCTGGGCGTCAGGCTGAACCCGAACTCGTTGTTCTCAGCGACCTCCTCGGCGATGAGCAGGTGGGAGCCCGAGCCGTTGCCCTCGGTCCACGCGAGCGGGCCGATGTTGGGCTGGAGGTTCAGGGCCAGGGCCGGGTTGAACGCGGTCATGCCGAACAGGGAGACGCTGTATCGCTTCTGACCGCCGTTGTCGTGCCGTGCCGTGCGGAGCCCGATGTAGGGCGCATCGCCGGACACTGCGGTGCCCAGGAGGACGACCTCCTTCTGGTCGGTCACGCCGTCGGCCGTGTGCTCGTTCTTGCTCCACTGCATCTGCCAGCCGGTGTCGGTCAGCGTCAGGTCGAACGTCGCCGAGCTGCCGGTGCCGCCCGTCGCTGCGATAGCGGTCGTGCCGATGATGGACTGCATCGTCAGGTCGAGCGTGCAGACGTCGTCGCCCGCGAAGGCGGCCGGGCCCACGCCCAGGGTCGCTGCCTCGTTCGTGGTCGGGGTCGTCACGTAGGCTCCGCCAGCCTCGTAGAGGCCCACGGTCGCCACGGCCGAGCCGGACAGGGTGAGCACCTCGAACTTGGCCTTGGAGTTGCTGCTGCCGACGCCGTCCTGCACCTCCAGGATGTCGCCCACGGCGTAGCCGGAGCCCGCTGCCGCGCCCACGACGGCCGAGGCCACTCGCTCGGCGAAGGCCCCTCCGTTGTTGATCCGCACGGTCCCGATCGGTCCGGTGCCGCCGCCGCCCGTGATGGTCAGGACCTCCAGGGTGCAGCTCAGGGTCACGCCGCCCACGGAGGCGGCGGAGGCGTGGGTGATCGTCAGGATGTCCCCGACGGTGTATCCGGTGCCTGCTGCGTTGAGAGCCACGGCCGAGACGTGCTTGGACGTCGCGAGGGTCTCCAGGATGGTTGCCAGCTCCTTGTAGGTGTCGGTGGCTGGGACGATGGCTTGCTGATACATGGTGCCCTGAGATTGTAGGAAATGTGGAGACCCCTGTCTACCCTGCACCACCAAGAGTCGGCAGGGGCCCCACGGAAAGCGTTTGTTACTGGAGACCCGCCTTGATCACGTCCTTGTTCCTGGCGATGGCGTTGACGATGTTCTGATCGGCGTCCCCGCTGTCGATGACCCCCGCGATTTCGTTCGGGTCGGTGATGTTGGTGATGTTGACCTTGACCTCGGGGGCAGCCTGCTGCTGGTCCTTGGCGTTCGGGATGATGGTTCCGGTCTGGCCCGGCTTGAAGATCTCGGGGCCGTTCTCGCCCACCACGAAGCTCCGGCCCGGCTGGACCGTGCCGCCGTCCTGGCGACCCTGGTTGGTCTCGTCCGTCGAGGCGGTTGCCACGTTCGCAGCAGTGCTGACGACGGTCGCCGCAGCTCCACCACCGGCCGCACCCGCGATGGCGGACAGGGCCTTGACGATGAGCAGGCGGATGATGATCTTGGCGATGTCGGCCAGCAGGGACCGGGCGAACTCCTTGAAGGAGAACTTGCCCGTCTCGGCGAACTCGACGATCGCGTCCGTCGCCTTGTTGGCGAAGGTGTCGACGAGCTTCTCGCCCACGGCTGCGAGGTCGTTCGCCTCGTCCCGCATCTTGTCGAACGCCCGAGCGAACCCGTCGGACAGGGTCGTCGCGCTCTTCTGCCCAACTGGGCCGAGCTGGCGGATCTCCTCGCGCATCTGGCGCGCGGTGATCAGTTGCTTCTCCTGGCGGAAGCGCAGGTCGTCGATGGAGTCGGCGAGGACCTGCGGGGCCGAGCGGCCCATGACCTCGTCGATCACGATCTTCATGTCCTTCACCGAGACACCGGCCTCCTTGGCCTTGGCCTGGATGAGGGCCACCCGCTCGCGCAGGGTCTTCGCGCCGGACGAGCCCTTCAGCAGCGCCTCGCGCAGCTTGTCGCCAGTGACTTCCAGGCTCTCGCCGGTCGCCGTGCCTTGTTCCTTGATCCGCTTCAGAGCCTCGACGAGCACGTTCGCGCCGGACGCACCGCCCAGGTCCGCCAGCTTGGGCAGCTCGATGCCCTTCTCGTTCAGCTCGGCCAGCGCCTTCTTGTATTCGTCGACCGAGATCTTGCCCTCGTCTTGCAGCTCCTTCAGGATCCGCGTGTTGCGGATCATGGCCTCCTGCGGGCCTCTGATGCCCTCCAGGACAGCCGCCTTGTCGGCGAGGGCTTGGTTCTCGCGCAGCCCAGCTTCCAGCCGTGCGCGCACCTGCTTGGTGTCCGCCTCGGTCAGGTCGGCGTTCTTCTTCCGAATCTTCAGGAACTCCTTCTCGACCTGGAGCTGGATCTTCCTCTCACGCGACGACAGGGCCGCGAGCTTCGCGCCCTTCTCGACCGTCAGGTTGGCTGCCTCCAGCGCCTTCTTGAAGGTCTGGAACTGCTTGGAGTTGTTCTTGAACTCCTCGCCGCCGTTCTTCAGCTTGTCGTTCAGGACCGCCAGCCGGAACTCCAGCCGCTTGATCTGCTCCGCTGCGAACTGGTTGGTCCGCCCACCTTCCTCGAAGATGCGACGCAGGGTCTCCAGCTCCTTGCTCGTCGACGCGATCTGCTTGGGCAGCGTGCCGAACGCGGTGAGGGTGGATAGCGACGACTGGGCCTCCTCTGTGACGCGCTGGATCTCCGCCGCGTCCTCGTTGTATTGCTGGATGGCGTTCGCCAGGATCCCGATGCCCACCGCTGCGATAGCGGCAGCCGGGGCCGCCGAGGCGAGGGTCGCACCGAACGCGGCACCCGCTGCGGTTGCAGCGATGGCCTTGACCGCAACGACTGCGAACGCGCCGCCCAGGACGAGCATGCCTGCCGCCACGGCGACGAGGTTGTCCGCGAAGAACTGGATCAGGATGGCGAAGCCGGTCGATGCCTTGGTCACCTCGTTGAATGTGCCGGTCAGCCGGACCAGCTTGCTTTCGAGCTGGGTGAACGCCTGCCCGATCGTGGGCACGGTCTTCGCGAAGTCGCGGTCGATCGAGTTCTTCGCCTTCAGCATGGCGTCGACGATCTTCTTGCCGGTCAGCTCGCCCGCCTCGCCCATGCGGCGCAGGTCGCCACGGGTCACGCCCAGGCTCTTCGCCAGCACGTCGGCCACCTTGGGCAACTGCTCCAGCACGGATCGCAGCTCATCGCCGCGCAGCGCGCCGGACGCCATGCCCTGGGACAACTGGATGATACCGGCTCGCGCCTCTTGGGCGGACGCGCCGGACAGGATGACGGACTTGTTCAGGGCCTCGGTGAACATCAGCAGCTCCTGCTGCGAGCGGCCCAGCTCCTTCGACGCGAGGCTCACGCGAGCGAACAACTCGGCGGTCGAGCCGTAGGCAGAACGCGTGCGGTCCGCGATGGCGAACAGGGAGTCCGTGACCATCGCGAGGTTCTCGGTGTCCGTCGTGACGATCTTCAGACGGTTCTGGTAGTTCGTGAACGTGTCGGACAGCTCGATGAACTTGCCCGCGATCTCGCGCAGGCCCAGGGAGAGCCCAAGGGAGGCGAACACGGCACCCACACCCTGGGCGCTCTTCTTCAGCCGGTCGGTCTCCTGGCGTGCCTTCTTGATTCCACCGACGCGCACACGACGACCGATCCGCTCGGTCACCTTGCGGGTTTTCTCGGCCGTCCGGTTGAGGCGTTCGAGCTGGGCCTCCATGGCCTTGCCCCCGCCGCCCTTCTCGGCGACCACGACGTCGATGTTGAAGACTACCATGTGCTACCTGATCTTGGTCCTTCCGGCGTTGCGCTTGGCTTCACGCTCCTGGCGAGCGCGCTCTTGTTCCTGGTCGCCCTGCTGCTTCCGCAGGTAGGCGTCGTCGAGCCTGTCCATGACGACCTCGAAGACGTCCAGCATGACGGGGTCGAGACCCTTGCGGATCCCGTATGCGACGATCTTGCTGTTCGGGATCGGGCCGATGCCCGAACCGAAGTCGCGCTCCGTCGAGAGACGGTGGAAGGCCGTGAGGTAGAAGTCGTCTCCGGGGAGCTTGGGCGGCTCGTCGAGATACCAGTCGGGGAGTCGTCCCGTCGCGGCCTCGTATTGGCCGCTCGTGATGTATTCCCCGTCGACCGCATACCTCAGCTCCCAGAGGAGCCGCTCTGCGAGTTTCCCGCCAGCTCCTCTGCGTCGGGCGGCAGCTCATCGTCCGCGTAGAACTCGGAGTTGTCGTCGGCCACGTCCCGGACGCGGTCGAACAGGTGCGGCGCGTCCTCCAGGATCGTCTCCATCAGTTCGCGGAGGTTCTCGCTGTTGAACTCGACCGGCTTGCCGTCTTCGTCCACGACGTTCTCCCAGCCCTCGATGACGTGCTCCTCGAAGAGCTTCACGTGCTTCCTTCGGTCGCGCTTCACCTCGGCCAGGGTGAGGTCTTCCGGCTTGACGCGCTTGCGCGCTTCCTTGCCGCCGACCTTCATCATGGCGTTGAAGTAGTCCTTGTTGAACTGGCTGGTGGACTTGACGATCAGCGCCGCGCCCTCCCCGATCTCGGGGAGTTCGACGCGGGCCGTGCGGTCGGAGATGTTGAACTTGCGGAGTTGCTTGAACTTGCTCATGGGTGGTGCTCCAGGCTAGGGTTACGTGCGGTCCTCGGGGACCTTCGCGAAGAGGCTCACGCCCAGGGACACGTCCGGGATGGTTCCCGTCGGGTCGTTGAACGCGGTGCCGGTGATGTTGACGAGGATCGACGCGTCCACGGGGAACTCGCGCGAGCCGTCGCCAAAGGTCATGGACGGGATGTCGATTGCGATTGCGCCGTCTCCGTTCTTCAGGACAGCGGCGAACGTGACGGTCGTGTTGTTCTTGACCGCGTTCGTGATCTCCTTGTTCGTGAAGAGCATCTGGCCTTCGAGGTTGACCTCGAACAGGCCCGAGTTGATGAACGTCGCGCCCAGGGTGCCGAGGCAGTTCTCCGGGCTGATGTTGTTCGCCAGCGTCAGGGTCAGCGACTTGAAGCAGACGTCGGACGCCGCCGAGACCACGTCGGTCGTCAGCGAGGCGATGCCGGACGAGGTGTTGATCGCCTCGGTCCGCAGCGGGCTCACTGCCGTGCTCGGGCCGCTCGCACGCGAGGCCGTGATGTCCTCGGTGTTCGTGCCGATGAAGCCCCAGGTCGCCGTGGCCTTCTCGGTCAGCGGCAGGTTCAGGACCAGCTCGTTGGCGAAGTTGCCGACGGCGTATTCGTATTCGTCGGTGCCTGCACCGCCGAGGTCCGCGTATGCGCCCTCGAAGGAGTAGCTGCGCTCCAGGAACTCGCTGTCGTCCGACGCGGCCGTGACCGGCACGTTGCGGAGGAAGCGGCCGAACAGGATGTCGACCAGGGTCGCGTTCGAGGCGTCGGTCGTCGACAGCTTCGTGTCGATCTTGTCCAGGTTCAGGGTCGCGCCCGAGATCGAGGTGATCCGCGCGTAGCCGTAGACGTCGCCAGCGGCACCGTCGTCGAACATGTTCTGGCGACCGCCCGCATCGTCGTCGGAGCCGACGTGGATGTATTGGCCGGGGAACAGGCCCAGGGTCGACCAGTCGGTGATGTCCGCAGCGGAGACGATCGTCGCCGTGCTGCCGGAGACCGTCAGGGCGAGGTCACCGATCGCGCAGCGCACGCCTGCCACCTGGAGGCTCGCGTTGGTCGACGGGGTCTCCGTCACCAGGGTCGAGTCCGTGGTCAGGGTCGTGTCGGTCGCGACCGGGTCCACCGTGATCTGGTGGAGGCCGTTGTTCGCGCTGTTCGTGTAGCCCTTGCCGTAGACGAGCGGCCACGGGCCGAGCGCCGTGAACTGGAGCTTGGTGCCCATGAGGGTCGACAGGGAGTCGATGGTCCAGGTCGTCGAGGAGGCGACAGGCGGCGGGACGGTGCCCGAGCTGGCCTTCAGCACGAACTCCTTGTTCGCATACTCGGCGAACACGAAGCCCTCGGCGAAGTCGTCGAACGCGTCCAGCGTCAGGTCGCCCTCGTATTCGACGCTCGACTCCAGGTTGACCACGGTGCCCTT